TGATGTCGCTGCTCGTCGCGCTTCTCAGATTCTCAGTGGTGATGAGTTGAGTGATGAGACCATCGTGACCATGAGCGCATGGTTCGCTCGTCATGAAGTAGACAAGCAGGCTGAAGGGTTCAGCCCTGGAGAGGAGGGTTATCCATCTCCAGGTCGTGTCGCATGGGCCGCATGGGGCGGCGATGCAGGTAAAACTTGGTCCGATCGACTTGTTGAAGCTATGGATCGTTCAATTGAGACTGAGGAAAGGGCCGAGCCTGATGCTTTGAGTGTTGGTGATTTCGTCAGCTGGAATAGCCCTGGTGGCCGTGCTCGCGGCAAGATCGAGCGAATTGTGCGTGACGGCACGATTGATGTGCCGGATTCAAGCTTCAGCATTGAAGGCGGCGAGAATGATCCAGCAGCGTTGATTCGTATTTATCGTCCCGGTGACGATGGATGGGAGGCTACTGAAACGATGGTGGGACATCGATTCAGTACACTGACAAAGATCGAAGCATTACGCGCAATGGAAGTTGATTCTGAAGCGCCAGAAGTTGTCGCAGAGGAAGAATCCAAAAAGGATTTGACTCGCGAAATTGAAGGCACAAAGTTCCAGCGTGTTGAATCTACAAGTTTCAACATGCTTGATGATCGGAGCATGGAGTTTCCATTCAGCTCCGAGTATCCCGTGGCTCGTTATTTCGGGAACGAAGTCTTGAGTCATGAGATGGAGTCCGCGAATCTTTCGCGGCTCAACGATGGCGCACCGCTGTTGTTTAATCATGATCCAGATCGCATGATCGGCGTTGTCGAGCGTGCATGGATCGATGGTGAAAAGAAACGCGGTTACGCAAAAGTGCGTTTCTCGCGCAATAAATTTGCGCAAGAAGTGCTTGAGGACGTTCGCGACGGAATCCTTCGCGGCGTTTCTTTCGGTTACTCCATCGATAAGATGGAGGAGCGTAATAATGATTTCGTAGCAACCAATTGGTCGCCCTACGAGGTCTCGCTAGCCGTTATTCCGGCTGACCCTACCGTCGGAGTTGGGCGTTCTCTAGAGGACACCAACTCTGAACCTGCGGCTTCAACCGCATCTCCTGAAAACACTGTGACTGAACCTGTCATGGACAACACTCCTGACCTGGAGGTGATCCGGTCCGAGGCCGTAGAGGCCGAGCGTACCCGGACTGCTTCTATCTCCAAGCTGGGCGAGCGTCATGCTCTGCCTGAGCTGGCACGTGAACTGATCGACGGCGGCAAGTCTGTCGATGAAGCTCGTGCTGCATTCCTCGAAAAAATCGGCACCCAACCCGTGGAACACAGCATCACCGCCAACGATCTTGGCCTGACCGAGAAGGAGACTCGCTCCTTCAGCTTCGTTAAAGCTCTGAACTTCCTCTCTAATCAGGGTGATGCTCAGGCTCGTCGCGACGCCGCCTTTGAAATCGAAGTTGGCGAAGCCGCTGCCAAGAAGTACGAGCGTTCTTCTAACGGCATCGTTATTCCTAACGAAGTTCTCCGTCGTGACCTCGTCGTCGGCACCCCTACCGCTGGTGGTGATCTGGTTGATGATGTGCTGCTGGCTGGTAGCTTCATCGATCTGCTGCGCAACCGTCTGGCAATCGCTCAGGCTGGCGCAACCATGCTGACCGGCCTGCAGGGCAATGTTTCTATCCCTCGCCAGACTTCAGCTGCAACTGCTTACTGGGTTGGTGAGAACTCTGCTCCCACCGAGTCCCAGCAGGCCATCGACCAAGTGAACATGAGCCCCAAGACCGTGGGTGCTTTTGTTGACTACTCCCGTCGTCTTCTGCTTCAGAGCAGCATTGACGTTGAGGGTATGGTCCGCAACGACCTGGCTCGCGTGATTGCACTGGAAATCGACCGCGCTGCTATCTACGGCACCGGTTCTTCCAACCAGCCTCTTGGCCTGACCAACGTGAGCGGCATTGGCGCTGAGACCCTGACCGGAACCGGCACCTTCGCTGAGCTTATCGCGATGGAAACCGACGTTGCTGCAGCTAACGCTGACGCTGGCGCTCTGCGTTACATCGTGAACGCAACCACCCGTGGCGGCCTGAAGGGCACCAAGAAGGATGCTGGTAGCGGCGAATTCGTGTTCGCTGATGGCGAGATCAACGGCTATCCCGCGATCGTCTCCAACCAGCTCGCCAACAACGATGCGCTGTTTGGTGACTTCTCCATGTTCATCATGGGCATGTGGTCTGGCCTGGATCTGACTGTGGATCCTTACGCTGGCGCTACTGCTGGTACCGTTCGCGTGATTGCACTGCAGGATGTGGACTTCGCTGTTAAGCAGCCTGGCGCCTTCTGCTTCGCCACCTGATTCTCATGAGACTTGAGATCACACGCAATGTGATGATCAACGGGGAGCCTGTGAAAGCAGGCTCCTTTGTTGAAGTCGAGATAGGCATTGCAAATTTGCTGATTGGCAGCGACAAGGCGAAGGTTGCTCCTAAAGAGGAACCGAAGCCGAAGCTGGAGATCCAGCAGAAGCCTGTCAAATCAGAACCCAAGCCTGTAGCTCGACGCGGGCGACCGAAAACCGATTCTGGTGAAGACTGATGGCAATTCTTTCTGTGGGGCTTGAAAAGCTTTCCCACTTTGCTCTGGCTCCTACTGCACAGCGCACTGCAAACTTGGATGGCACCGCTGTTGACCTTGTTGACTACGAGGGTGACATCGTTGTGATTCTTGACGTTGAGAACGGTGGAACCTCCACTCTTGACGTGAAGATTCAGTCTGCAGACACCTCCGGTGGTACGTACTCTGATGTTTCTGGTGCTGCGTTCACTCAAGTAAGCACAACGGCCAGCAAGCAGACCTTGGTTTTCGCTAAGGGTGACGCTAAGCGCTACATCAAGGCTGTTTCGACCACTTCTACTTCAACCCACACCTATAGCATTAATGCTTTTGGTGCCCTGAAGTACGCCTGATGGCTGCCGAGCGGCCTCTGGTGCTGAAATGGCACTGGAGGCCACTCTTGCTATGATGACTTCAACAGGTGCAAGAAAATGCCATTCGGGCTTGACAGCGGCTTTGATGTCGCAACGCTAGAAACGCTGACAGAAGCCGGAGTGACTTCTGCGCAAAAAACTGCGGGTGCTGATTTAACCTTTCAAGTAATCGTTAGCGGCATCGGCACTAATGTTGTAATCAGGCTTGAAGGCAGTCTTGATGGTACAAATTATTTCAATTTAAGTTCCTCCAATTCTGATACTACAATTACAGGCAATGGCGCTTACGGGTTTTCCTTGAGCGGATGCCCTGTTCTTTATGTGCGCCTAAGGCTTGTCAGTTTTTCTGGCGGCACGCCTAGCGTGGCAACTGTATTGGGCGCAACGTGAGATGGTAAAAGCGCTACGCACAAGCGTTCGAGGTGGTGGGCTGCGTCAAGGCGGATTGCAGCCTGGGATTGGAAGTGACAACATCTTCGCTACAGCCTCTCTTGACTTAGATTTTGCAAGACATAAAAATCTAGGGCAACAAGTTGACGCCACTACTGGGTCGAACCTTGTTGACTTCACCCGCGCCAGTAGTGGGACGTATGTGGGCAGCGATGGGCTGATCAAGACGGCGGTGACGAATTTGTTGACGTATAGTGAGGAGTTTGATAATGCGGTCTGGCAAGTTACAGGCCCAGGCGAAGTAACTATTGTTTCTGGCGTCGAAGATCCACTGGGCGGCAATACTGCCGATACTTTGCATCATGATTCTGGAGCTGGAGATACTGGATGGCTGCGCAGACTTTTTTCTGGTGTCAACGGCCAAACCTATACTCTGTCATTTTGGCTACGTCGCCGATCTGGGACAGGCAATTTCTTTGCTGTTGTTGGGGACAACGTTAATCAAGTTGTAAGTAGCGTCACGTCTACTTGGCAGCGATTTTCTGTGAGTAACACTATTTCGTCAACTACATTACGTGCATACTTTAAAGTTGACTCTGCTGGTGACCAATTTGATATCTGGGGCGCCCAACTAGAGCAGTCGTCTACTGTTGGTGAATACGTCAAAACCACCAGCACGATCAACAGTGCTCCACGGTTTGATCACGACCCAACGACAGGTGAGAGCTTGGGGTTGTTGGTGGAGGAAAGTAAGACGAATTACATCCCTTACTCTCAAACGATATTATCAAACACAATTTTTGGTGTTAATCGCACTATTGTTGACAACGTGGCTGTTGCGCCAAACGGGACAACAACTGCGGCTAGTGTTACAGCAACTGCCGCTGATCCTTGGTTAGCAGTAAATACTGTTACAGGAGTTTCTGCTGGCACTTACACTTTTAGTGTGTATTTGAAAGGAGCAGCAGGCAACTCATCTCAAACTTGCAGATTAAGGGTTACAGACGCGGGAACTGGACTTCAAACAGGTGCTCCGTTTGATATTACGACTGAATGGAAACGGTACAACTTTACTGTGACAACTACAGGAAATCTTGAAAATGTTCGACTGGATATTCCAGATGTAGCAACAGTTGGTGATATTGTCTACGTTTGGGGTTTACAGATAGAAGCAGGAGCATTTCCCACCTCCTACATCCCCACCACCAGTTCTACTGCCACCCGAGCAGCGGATGTAAGCACGTCAGCCGCGACAACGGTGTTTGAAAGCGATTGGTATCGGCAGGATGAGGGGACGGTGTTTAGCTCTT